CGGGCTGGTTGCGCTGGCATCCGCCACGCGCCCGTCCGCGCTTTTAGCGTGAAACTCATAGGCCGCCGTCGGGCCCGCAACGGACAGCCCCTCAAATGCAGCAGGAACACGCAGGCGCAGCGCCTCGTCACTTTCCATCACCGCTGCGACCGGCGGCACCGCGTCGTTGTCGGCAGGTGTAACCGTCAGGCGCTTCACGTTGTAGTTGGCCGCCATCTGATCGAGATCGCCACCCATGGCATACGCCACCATGACCGCCTGCGCCGCCTCGTTAATACGCTGGCGCAGCAGGATTTCCCGGTACGTGTTTTCCTGCAGTTGTTTGGTGATGGGTTCAGATTCCAGCTCAAGCGTGCGCCGCACCGCGTCCTGTTCATCTGCCGGATACAGGGCCACAAAGGCGGCCTTACGCTCAGCCAGCAGGGATTCAAAGTCCGGCACGTCAACGATCTGCGGCGCGGGGAGCTGGGAAAGGTCAATTACTGCCATTATCTGCTCCTGTTGATACCGAAAGGGAAACAGGTGCGCCGTTATTGCGCTTCCCGGTTAGCTCAACCACCATGGAGCCGTCAAAGCTGCTGTTGATGGTGATGGAATCCAGCGTAAGCCGTGGCTCCCAGCGGCTCAGGGCCACATAGACCGCAGACATGACCTGCAGGCGCAGCGCCGGGTTCTGCGGCTGGTCTATCAGTTCAGACAGAAGGGAGCCATATTCCCGCCGGGCAATGCGACTTCCCTGCGGGGTCAGCAAAATATCCCGGACAGACTGGCGCAGGTGGTCCGTATCGGTAATGGCCCTGCCGTTGTCCTTGCTCATACCGGTATACAGCGTCATACCGGACCTCCTGACGTATCGCCGCCGGACTTAACGCCGGTGTGACCGTGTTTATCCACCACGATCCCGTTAGAACTCATAGCGCCGCCGCCCTGGGTGACGCCGCCGTTAATCACGACTTCGCTGTTAATGCGAGTATTATCAGCCTCCACCACAAACTCACTGGTTTTCAGGGTGATATTGTCAGCTGCCTCGATCACCATGGATTTGATACCTTTTACGTGCCAGCGTCCGGTGGCGGGCTCGTACTCAAACCAGCCCCCGTCCGGGTATTCCGTCACGCAGCCGTCCACAGAATCCGACGGCGGCGCAAACTGATTGGAGTAAATGGCAGGCAGCGCAAAGGCGGTTTCAAGGTTCCCGCCCATGCTCAGCACCACCACCTGTTCATCCGGCGACGGGCACCACCAGGTGCGGCCGCCTCCGGCCCGCAACGTCAGCCAGTTAATCCAGTTGGTTTCAAGCTCGCCAATTTTCACCCGGCACAGCCAGTTTTTCCGGTCCACTTCGGTCACGGTGCCGGTGCGGATCAGGTTGGTGATAAGGCGCATGATTTCGGTCAGTTGTGCGTTCATATTGTCCACTTTTTGATGAACTATATTTCATTTCGGTTTATATTCACTATCAAACGTTTTGTATCAGCGACCACACAAGAGGAAATATGCTTACAGCAATAAACGAAATTGCAATCCCAATCCCATACACTGAAAAAAAGGCCGAACTCTGTCTTAACGGAAAAAACCTAATAATCACCGGGGGTAATGGAAGTGGTAAAACCAGTTTTATAACGTCTATCTACGAGTATTTGAAACATGGATTAGATCATCCAAATGATTACAACAAAGATTATCTTAAACAGCAACTTTACAGCCATGAAAGTAGTTTAAAAGAGATAGGTCGCGATAATGGAAATTACGCATGGTATGATCAAGAGATTATAAAAATAAAAAAAAGACTTCATATTCTAGATACGTTCCATATAACAACCTCTACAAAAGATAGTGCTAATACTCGCTCACTCCTTCGTTTCCACAAAGCTCTTAGAGAAGCAGCAATAACTGCTCCGCAGTTTGTGCCAAGACTTTCAGCTCTTGTTGAAGAAAATGCTCATTTTTCTAATGAACGGGATGGGGACAATATTTTTGAGAACTATTTGATTAGCCTCAAAACATCACAAAGTTACGCAATTTCTTTCGATAAAGATAAAGAAAAGGCAACGAAGATACAACATTGGTTCAATAAAATTGAATCTGATCTGCAAGGTCTATTCGAGGATAAACAACTCAAACTAAGGTTTGATAGTAAGGAGGGGAAATTTTATCTTTATCAAAACATGAAAGATAAATTTACTTTTCAGACGCTTTCTTCTGGATACTCTTCAATTTTAAGAATATATGCAGATTTGATTATGCGTATAGAAATGTGGGAACTGACTCCAGAAAGTATTGAAGGCATTGTTTTCATTGATGAGATAGATGCCCACTTACATGTTTCCTTACAAAAACAGATACTTCGTTTTTTTAGCAATTCTTTTCCAAAAATTCAATTTATTGTTACAACTCACTCACCCTTTGTAGTTTCTTCCGTTACTGATGCTGTGATATATGATTTATCCAGCAATCAACAAATAGTAGATGTATCGTCTTATTCAAATAACATCATTCTGCAAGAATTATTTGGTGTTAACCCAATGTCAATTGTGTTATCTAATAAGTTAGAAGAAATCGAAAGAATTATAAAAAGCTTGAACAATGATAATATTGAAATAGCCATAAAAATTATACAGTCACTCGCATCCTCAGAAGACTCAATGGACACTGAAGCTAGTGCTTTTGTAGATTTTGCAAAACTTCAAATCATAAAATTCAAAAAAATAAATGCTCAGGAGAAATAATGTTTAGAGTTAATAGAACATACCCTGCGCCAGGTTCATTAGCTCATAAATTACGTTATGATGGTCCTGACGTACATGAAGCTTTACAGGAATGCTTTTTTGGGAAATGTTACATTTGCGAAAATAAAGATCCGTTAGACATAAACATTGAGCATTTCGTCTCAAGAAAAACTGATGACGAAAAATCATATGACTGGGATAACCTCTATTTATCCTGCGGTAGATGTAATAATATAAAACTAGCAAAACATGATGAACTACTTGATTGCTGCAACGAAGTTGTATGGAATCGTATAAAGCTATTACCTGGATTTTCAGCAAAAGCTAAAAAAGTAACCGTAGAACCACTATTTGATGATAAAAAAACTATAACCACTGCCGATCTACTTGAAAAAGTGTATAACAGCGATCATACGATAAATAAAAAGTTAACATCAGCCGCTCTACGCTCACAAATAACAAAAACAACGCAAAAGCTTATCAAAAACATCATTGAATATTACGAGGATGATACTCCGAACGATCGAAAACTATATCTCATTGAAAAAATTAAAGTTATGATTAGGCGTGATGCTAAGTTTTCTGCATTTTGCAGATGGATTGTTCTAGACGATGCAGAGCTTTGTGAGATTCTGGAACCCTTCATGGACTAATAACACCTTGGCATGCATACAATTTAATCAAGTTAACCAGCGTAATAGTGTATCTATTGTGGCCTCCATTACTTCATCGTTCATACCCAGCAGGCGGCGCTGCGAGTAGCGAACCTCCGGCCCTTTGCGGCTGACGCGATCACGCAGGCCGTAATGGTGAACACGGGCAATACGCTGTACTGTGCCGTCAAACTGCACGCTGGCAGAATCCGCGCTGGCAGCGGTTTTCAGGTATTTGGTGGTGCGAAGTTTTGCAAACATCTGGCGCCTGATGCGGCCCTTTTTGCTGCGGGCCGTTACCCGGCGCGGCTCGTATCCGCTCCCGTCCGGGTTTCGCTGCAGCCTGATATTCTGCTGCTGCCTGCGGCGCAATTCCTGCGCCAGCTGACGCATCATGCGGCTGCGCGCGGCAGGCTCCAGATTCGCCAGCAACGCCGCCAGCCAGTCATCCACCCTCTGCAGATCACCCATGCTTCACCGTCCACATTTCTTCCGGCACGTCCGGTTCCGGCACCGCTTCAACGCTCGATACGCCCCCGTCAGTGCTGACCAGCACGCGCTCCGTCAGCTGCAGGTTCAGGCTGATATCGCACACATCATTGCGCAGAATATCCACGTCAAAGGTGAACAGCTTTTCGCGCAGTTCAGGGTTATTGATGGCATCCGGCTGATTGTCCGTGAGCCAGAGCAGAACGGGAGCCATCAGCAGATTCTGGTCCCCGCTGAAATCCTCGATCACCACGTTCAGGGTGTAGCGGTACTCCCATGACATGGAGCTGGCCCCGGTCGCCACCAGTGAACCGTTATCCACAAACAGGTGCAGTTTGTCCGGGTTACTGCGGACATACGGCACCGCCTTATTCAGGGCGCTGCGTAAAGACTGCGGCTTGTTCACTGTCTCGCTCCTGACACGCAATTATCGTGTCCACTTTGTCAGCACACGCCGCCCAGGCGGCCTCCGTTTCATCCAGCACCGCATTCAGATCGCCGTTACTGCGCGGCGCTGACCTTTCCAGGCGGCACTGCGTCACTCTGGGACAGCCACTCACGGTAAGCTGCACCTCCGGCGAGGGCCGGACGTTCCCGCAGCCGGATAATGTCAGCAGGCAAAGGAGTATCAGCCCAGCGGCGCAAATCCTCGTTTTCACGTTTCAGTTCCTCTATCCGGTGCTGACGGCTGCGCAGCAGCGCGGAGGTCTGCTCCGCCGCCGCATAAAGCCGCATCTGCTCCCGGCTGTTGGTTTCAGTCAGAATGGACAGGCCGATCAGCTGGCTGTTTTTCTTCGTCAGTTCCTGCGCTTTGTTTTTCAGCGCCGCGCCCTGCGTCTCGATGGTGTGGCTGGCATTGTTAAGCCGCCACGACTGCCAGCCCAGCGCCGCGAGCGTCAGCGCCAGCACTACCGCCAGCACTCGCATCAGGCTGCTGCCGTCTCTGACAGCTGAGAACGGGCAACCCGGTAAACCAACAGCGTCAGTAAATAAAACACCAGGGTGATCACCCAGCCGGACCACGCCAGGCAGACAACAATCAGGATTTTCATCAGCCAGCTGAGCAACGGCTTATCCGGCGCGGTAAAGAATTTCCTGAGCGACTCGTTGAGGGATTGTTTTGCTTTACCTCCGGCAATTGTGCCAAGCACGCCGCATAAGGTCAGCGCCCAGGTTAAAAGACTCATAACCCAGACAGCGGCAGCAACGAGGACCGGGGCGCTGCTGCGTGGATAAAACAGCGCGGCCATCAAAAGCACCACCCATGCGATCTGAAAAAACACGTTCATGATTTTCTTTTTCATTGCGTTACGCTCCTTTTAAGCACCAGGCCAGCTCCCGCGCGCGGCGGTTCTCCAGCCCTTTATTTTTCTTGCCATTGACGTAAACCCAGCGCAGCAGCTCGTTGCATGCCTGCCACCACTGCTGGCGGTTGATGTAGGACACCATGGTGGATCGGCATATTGCGCCGGTGCCCACGTTAAAGCCGATGCTTACCAGCGCATCGTAAACATGCTGCGGGGGCCTGACCTTCAGGCAGGCATCCAGCCTTTTTTCCGTCAGCAACACATTGCTGATTAACCCCTGCGCCGCCTGCCGTTCCGTAATGGTTTTACCGGGCACCACGCCGGACGTATTGCCGATCCCGTCAGTCCAGACACCCGCGCTGCACTGATAAGGCTGCAGGCGGCACCCCTCGAAGTCGGCTAACAGCTTCAGCCCCTCCACGGAGGTATTCAGCGACTGGAAACCCGGCAGCGTGGCGGCGATAGCCAGCACCACCCCGACAAGGCAGCGCTTAACGATTGAAGGATTCATATTCCCCCTGCGAAATTTTCCCGTCGCGCAGCAGCTGGTAGGTCTTGTGCTTGTAATACCAGTTGATTGCCAGCATCAGCGCACCAATCAGCACGCCGCCGACCGTTGAAGCATTCTGAAGCGACAGATCGCCCAGCCATGCCAGTACGACAGCGATGCAGTACGTGATGAAGGCGCTGATTCGTTCAAGCGTCATAATTCAGTCCCATAGCTGGACGGTCTGCGCTGTGGTTGTCGCCGGAATGTCCGGCAGCTCCACCTGCAGCCCGTGCGGTAAAAAAGGGCCATACTCTGCCAGCCCCGGATTTGCCTGCAGAACCTGCTCGGTGACACCCTGCGTGCGCCCGTAATGACGCCAGCAAAGCGCGTCCACCGTGTCATACTGGTGCGCACGCACTTTCATCAGATAAGCTCCACCGTGCAGTGCGGTGCATCCTGCACCCGGCTGATAGCCCATCGGGCATCACGCCACAGATCGCCGCTGGCCTCCGCCAGCTCCTCCCCTCGCTTTACCCCGGACGCCGTGGCGTCATAATCCTGGTAACGCTCATTGAGCACGGCGCGCGCCCAGCAATACACGGCGTTAAGGTAGTGCTGGATGCGCTCACTTTTGCCGTCCAGCATTTCCGCCGGCACGTCAGCCAGATCCCGGTAGCCCAGCATCTGCTGGCGGTTGCGGAAGTCGTACAGCTCAGCGTTAACTTCGGAAATGGCTGTCAGCGCAACCTGCCTCAGACGCGGCTGCGTCACCGTGCCGTCAGTGCGCATCACACTGCGAAATTCCGACAGGTCCACATCAGGCCAGAACGGCGTATTTTTAATAACGTCCGCCTGTTCCGGTGCCTGTTCTGGCGCAATAAACTGCATGCGGCTTTCTCCTGAAATAGTGGGCGGTGGACGGGGTTTTGATGTGGCAGTGCCTTTCGCCACCCCGTGCCGCCCGTGCGCGGGGCACGTTCGTTAGCGGCTGTCACTGCGCAATCTGCGCTCCAGCTGCTGCTTTTCTTTTTTCACGCCGCAGCGGGGATCGAGCTGCAGCGCATGGGTAAGATGATTAAGGGCAGAAGCCGGGTTGCTTTCGGTCAGTACCGCGCCGATGGCTTTGTGCAGGCGTGCCCGGGACTGGTCCGGCATATCCAGATCGGTAGTCAGTTCCAGCGTCTGCAGGAGCAGATCGGCATCAAAACCGGCGGCGGCCAGCAGGGCGCTTTGTGCGGCGTCCGCCATTTCTTCCGCCAGAACGGTCTGCACGTTGCGGTTGCCCAGCGGCATCACCCAGCCATGGCGCAGCGCATGGCGCCCGATTTCCAGCGCACCGGCATAATCACCGGCATCGATACGCCACAGCATCACGTACATCAGCACGTCATCCTGCTGCGCACCTCCGGCAGCCAGCACGCCCTCCGCCCAGGCGGCATACTTCGGCAGAAGCTCCACCTTGATTGCCGCCTTTTTCACGGTGGACTGGATACCCTTAAGGCGGCGGCGGTCTTCTGCCAGCTGCAGCAGCATCAGGTCATAGCCGGACGCATGGCGAACACTGCCGCCCTCCCGGGCGGCCTGTTCGGCCTGAATGCGCAGGCGGTGCTGCCGTGCGGGACTCAGGCTCATGCGTTACTCCCCACCTTCCGGCGCAGCTGGCGCGCTGAAATCACCGATTTCGATATTTTCGACCAGGGCCGCGCAGCGGTAGTCTTCAATCACGTACGCTTCGTTGACGGATTCGAAGTTTTCAATCCGGTCACGTTTCGGGTTGTCGATAACAGAACGGCGGCGGGTGTCCTCCTGCCAGTAGATGGACAGGTTATCCAGACGGGTGATCAGCAGGGCATTAGCCGGGAAGAACGGCGCACGCACCGCCTGCAGGCCGCCCATGCGTTTCTGGCTGATAATCAGATCGGCGGCGATTTTCTCGCTGTTTTCCTGCTCTTTGTTAACCAGCGGGAAATACTTATCGGACAGCAACTCGCGGCCGCAGATAACAACCAGCTCGTCATCATCCTGGTACACCACGTCGATCATCTCGTTAACCGCATCCATCACCACGGCGTCCAGGTTGGCATAGTCGCCGCCCTTGCCCACCTTCACCGCGCCTGCCGTGGTGGTGCCGTCCTGGGTGGTGCTGCCCATAACGTGGTCCGGCGCGTCTTCGCGGATTTTCTGCAGCCAGCCCTTATTCACGTCCTGCAGCAGCGGGTTTTCTGCGCGGTTGGAGGTTTTGGCGCGCTTCACGCCGTTAAAGCCGATCATGATGCGGTCCAGCGCCTGGCGCTTGACGATGGCGTTACGGATACGCACCTGGAAGTCCTGGAATTTCGCCCATAGGTCCAGCTTTGCGTAGGTCAGCACCGTGTCAAAGTTGGTCTGTTCGCATTTATATTCCACGTCCTCCATCAGCATGGGATCGGTAGGTTCGCGCTCTTTGGTGTTGGTGTCGGTGGTTCCGGCAATGGTGGAGCCAACGCCCAGGCCAAGCAGCTGGCCGGACTGTTCCGCAACAGGCGTGATGTTAATCAGCGTCAGAAAAGCGGCGGACTGCTGGATCTGGTCTTCCAGCGTCTGCTGCACGGACGGGTCCACGGTGAACTTGCTGGAAAGTTCTTCCACTTCCACGTTGTTCAGGCGTGCCAGCTGCTGCAGGTAGGTGTTAAAGGCAAAGCGGGTATTCTTTTTCATCGGGTTTTATGCTCCATCAGCAATTGGTCAGGGTGCCAGCCGGTGCGTCACCGCCCGGCGCGCGCTGGCGGTAATCTTTACGGCTGTCTTCACGGCTCAGCTGCTGCTGAAGCTCCGCAAAGGCGGCCTGCTGCTCCTGCAGCGAGGATTCAAGTTCAGAAATGCGCGCGTCCTGGTCGGACAGGGATTTATCAGTGCGCTCGCTCAGGTTCTGCTGTTCGGTGACAACCAGCTCGACGGCTTTGTGCACGTCTGAAAAACGCGCATCGTCGGTCTGCTCTTTTTTGGTAAACAGCGCGGAAACGCGGGCAAAGAGGGACGGCTTTTCGTCCTGGGTTTCTTCCAGTTCGATCAGCGTTTCTTCGGCGGCGGAAAAGAGGTTTTCAGGGCTTAGCTTGCGGTTAGCCAGCGGGTTCTGTTTGGCGGTGGCACTGAAAGCCAGCATCTCGGTGCCCAGGCTCGCCGGATCGTCAGTGGCAGCCAGGCCGACGAGGTAGGCTTTGCCGGTATCGGCAAATTTCGGGCTGACTTCCATAGAGGTGAATTGCTTTTGCCACTGCTTAATCAGACTAATCAGATCAGGCGACGGGTTAATTTCGGCGTACAGCGCCATTTTCCCTTTTAATGGCCCTTCCGTGATTTCTTCGGCGGTTAAGCCGGTGACATGCCCATAACGCTTAAACGTGCCATCCGGCGAAAAGCCTTTGATGTGCTCAAGGTTAATTTGCGCCGTATACACCGCAGGGTTGTAGCTGGCAGCCATTTGTACCAGCCATTCGCGCTGGATTTCGCGTCCGTCGGTGGTGGCACCTTCCACCCCGATGCGGAAACGCTTTGCTTTCACTGTCATGAGCCGTGCTCCGTTAGAAAAAACTTACTGGAGCCTTATGTTTGCGGTGATGGGGGGAGTGAAACAACGCGCGGCGCTTGTACGGTCAGCCACACAAACCGCAGCCGGGGAAAGCCGCCGGGCAAGGCCGTATGTTTGGGCCATGAACACGACAATGACCCCCGCAGACCTCGATCCCCGTCGGCAGGCCATGCTGCTGTACTTTCAGGGATACCGCGTAGCCCGCATTGCAGAAATGCTGGGCGAGAAAGTTGCAACCGTGCACAGCTGGAAAAAGCGCGACAAGTGGGGCGAGTATGGGCCGCTGGATCAGATGCAGCTCACCACCGCCGCGCGCTACTGCCAGCTCATTATGAAGGAGCAGAAAGAAGGGAAAGACTTCAAGGAAATTGACCTGCTGGCGCGCCAGTCAGAGCGCCACGCCCGGATCGGTAAATTTAACGATGACGGGAACGAGGCTGATTTAAATCCGAAGGTTGCCAACCGCAACAAAGGCCCGCGCCGCCAGCCCGAAAAGAACGTTTTCACCGACGAACAGATCGAGAAGCTGCAGGAGGTTTTCCACGGCTCGATGTTCGCCTACCAGCGCCACTGGTACGAGGCAGGCAACCGCCACCGTATCCGCAACCTGCTTAAATCGCGCCAGATCGGGGCGACCTTCTTTTTTGCCCGGGAGGCGCTGATTGACGCCATCACCACCGGCCGCAACCAGATTTTTCTCTCAGCCAGCAAGGCACAGGCGCACGTTTTCAAGCAGTACATCATCGACTTTGCAAAAGAAGTGGATGTAGAGCTGAAAGGCGATCCGATGACACTCAGCAACGGCGCGTGCCTGTACTTCCTCGGCACCAACGCCCGCACGGCGCAGAGCTATCACGGCAATCTTTACCTGGATGAATATTTCTGGATACCGAAATTCCAGGAGCTGCGCAAGGTAGCCTCCGGTATGGCCATTCACAAAAAATGGCGGCAGACCTACTTTTCAACCCCGTCGAGCCTGACCCACAGCGCCTATCCGTTCTGGTCCGGCGCGCTGTTCAACCGGGGCCGCGCCAAAGCGGACAAGGTGGATATTGACCTGACCCACGGCAATCTGGCCCCGGGCCTGCTTTGCCCGGACGGTCAGTACCGCCAGATCGTCACCGTGGAGGATGCGGTGCGCGGCGGCTGTAACCTGTTCGACCTGGACCAGCTGCGCATGGAGTACAGCCCGGACGAATACCAGAACCTGCTTATGTGCGAATTCATTGACGATCTGGCGTCAGTATTCCCGCTGAGCGAGCTGCAGGCGTGCATGGTGGACAGCTGGGAAGTCTGGCCCGACTTTCAGGCGCTGGCGCTGCGCCCGTTTGGCTGGCGTGAAGTCTGGATCGGCTATGACCCAGCGAAAGGTACGCAGAACGGCGACAGCGCCGGATGCGTGGTAGTGGCACCACCCACGGTGCCGGGCGGCAAGTTCCGCATTCTGGAGCGGCACCAGTGGCGCGGGATGGACTTCCGCGCCCAGGCGGAAGCCATTAAAAAGCTGACCCAGCAGTACAACGTGACCTATATCGGTATCGACTCCACCGGCGTCGGCCACGGCGTCTATGAGAACGTTAAGGCGTTCTTCCCGGCGGTGCGGGAGTTTGTCTACAACCCCAACGTAAAAAACGCCCTGGTACTCAAGGCATACGACATTATCAGCCACCGGCGCCTGGAGTTTGACGCCGGGCACACCGACATTGCGCAGTCCTTTATGGCAATCCGCCGCGCCACCACCGCCAGCGGAAACCGCCCCACCTACGAAGCCAGCCGCAGCGAAGAAGCCAGCCACGCAGACCTGGCCTGGGCAACGATGCACGCATTGTTTAACGAACCGCTGCAGGGCGAAGCCGCCAATACCAGCAACATTGTGGAGATTTTTTGATGGGCAAGAGGAATAAAAACCGCGCTGCAGCCAAACAGAGCGTTCAACAGAGCAGCGGCGTATCTGCAGAAGCATTCAGCTTTGGCGACCCGATCCCGGTACTGGACCGCCGGGAATTGCTGGATTATGTGGAGTGCGTGCAGATGGACCGCTGGTATGAGCCGCCGGTGAGTTTTGACGGGCTGGCGCGTACCTACCGCGCCGCCGTGCATCACAGCTCACCGATTGCCGTTAAGCGTGACATTCTCAGCAGCACCTATATCCCGCACCGCCTGCTCAGCCAGCAGGCCTTTTCTCGTTTCGTTCAGGACTACTTGGTATTCGGCAACGCCTACCTTGAGAAGCGCACGAACCGGCTCGGCGGCGTTCTCTCGCTGGAGCCAGCCCTGGCGAAATATACCCGCCGCGGCGTTGACCTGGACACCTACTGGTTTGTGCAGTACGGATTCACCACGCAGCCCTACGAATTCACGCCGGGAAGCATTTTCCATCTTCTTGAGCCTGATATTAACCAGGAAATCTACGGGCTGCCCGGCTACCTTTCAGCCATTCCGTCCGCCCTGCTCAACGAGTCCGCCACGCTGTTCCGCCGCAAGTATTACATCAACGGAAGCCATGCGGGCTTTATCATGTACATGACCGACGCCGCACAGAACCAGGAGGACGTAAACAACATCCGCCAGGCCATGAAAAGCGCCAAGGGCCCGGGCAACTTCCGCAACCTGTTCATGTACTCGCCCAACGGCAAAAAAGACGGGATTCAGATCATCCCGCTGTCAGAGGTGGCGGCAAAGGATGAATTTCTGAACATCAAGAATGTGAGCCGCGATGACATGATGGCCGCGCACCGCGTACCGCCGCAGATGATGGGCATCATTCCAAACAACACCGGCGGCTTTGGTGATGTGGAAAAGGCCAGCCGCGTCTTTGTCCGTAACGAACTAATGCCGCTACAGAAACGCCTGCAGGAGCTCAATGACTGGCTGGGTGAGGAAATAATACGTTTCGAACCATATATCTTAGATATTCAAAAAGAAAATCAATAAAACGCTTAGCCGATAATAATCATCATGATAGGCCGCAGAACTAGCGGCCTTATTCATTACCAATTTCTTTTTTCGGAATTAAGCCAATCACTGCATGGATAGTTTCTTGACGCCCATTCTCTTTGTAAACGAGCAACAAAGAGAATATCGTTACTATCAACTCTTGATTTGAGGCCGTCTCGCAGTTGAGCTGCCGTTAAAGCTGTATCTATTAACCAAAACGATTCAAGATGTTTACAATATGTAAACTGCTTCAGATATTCAAAAACCTCATCGTAGTTTCTTCCCGGCGCCTTCAGGTCATAGGTTATACAGTAAATAGCCATCCTTTAGGCCCCACACTTTTTATCATTTGGGGAACATCTTAACCGGCGGCATTTGCGGCAATACGATTGTGGGATCAAACGTTCACCTTCCATTGTCCTAAAACCAAACACTTCTTCAATCTTGTTCAAATCACCGCTAGCGATAACTCTGCAGCAAGGACAAACAGCCTCAATTTGAAACGCCATGACTACCTCCATTTCACACATTAAGTGTAGGGTAATACATCACGTCAATAAAAAGTGAGACAATGATCTTGAAACATCATTTCGACCCATTAGCGCGCGCTCGTATCCCCGCCACGCCTGCCCGCTTTATGGAATAGTTTTCATGCAGGTGCATGACATACGAAAAAGCCCGCCATAACTGGCGGGCTGGCGCTAAAACGATCCTCCAACGATCATGCGATCTCATGCAGCATAGTCATGCACTTACAGGAAAAATGAATGCGCGCAGCCAAATGACATTTTTAAAAATGCAGATTACCCAAAAAGCCGTAGTTCCGCTGTGAGCGAGAAGCTGAAATTGCCAACTGCGTTCTGTGTTAACAAACAGGAGCAGGTCACACGATGCCGTCATGACTCGTATCAGTTTCTTTACTTCGTTTTTTTCGACAGACGGAAGGCCTGATTCACAGGCCTTCCGTATTTAGTGATAGTTTAAACCTGAACACTCTTCTTACGCCCGTGTCGATTATTCCTGCCGAATAACACCACTACAGGGTCGCCAGCTCGGCGATTTTGGACGCGACAACGGCCATGGTGTCTTCGCCAGTGTCCAAGCCACTACGCGAAGCAAGCAAAGGACTCACATTACGAAGTTCTTCATAGGTTGTGTTATGCACGATGGGCACAAGTTGGTTACCCGCTAAAAGTGCTGATAGCTCCTTGTCCGCAACGCCTTCTTTAGGAAGCCTATTGAGCAACGCCGGCGTCACCAGCACAATTCCAATTCGTGAATTTGCCAGCCCCTTATCGATGGCCCGCATCATCGGTACCCCTAGTCCGAGATCTTTCTCACTGAACCAGACTTTTACGCCAGCTGCTTCAAGTAAGTCATGTAATTCCTTTGCCGCGCCTTGCCTGTCATCCCATGCGTGGCATAGAAAGACGTCGCGAAGATCCGGTTGCTGAGCTGCTCGTGTCTCAACGGTTTCACGTATAGGAGTGAGAGAAAGTATCTCGTTTGGTGTGTATAGCACGGATGAACCTGCCGGAGACCAGCGAGGTTTACTTCTGCTGTGTCCGGAAGAGTTACTTCCACCGCCTCCTCCATTGCCTCCGGCAGGAGAATAGGAAGTGGTGGAATAGGAGCGGTAACTGCTAAAGCGACCTCCGCATGCTGGGCAATTTGCTCGTGCGCTTGCTGAGCGGTGCCCTTGTCTTGGCGCTGTGCATCTAGACATGTCTTAATGTTTCCATTTGTAATTATAGGATTCATTAAGTTATCTTCATGGTGCTCGATTTTCAATCAATCCATCTGTTTTATTTGAATAGTTGGCTGTCTGGGTAATATCAATGACTCTTTTTTATCAAGTTGTTATATTTGAGGATATTCTTTGTATTTGTAGGTAATAAGATGAGGAATGGTCTTGATTACTCAAGTGTAATCCACTTTGCTTAGAGCAAAATGCGTACAAACAAGTCGCATTTTCAGTTAACAGGAAATAACTTATTCAGACGAGGGTTGCCGAATCCACTGCCCGCAATGTGGAGGTCTGCGGCAGTCCTGACGTCGTGCTTTGCTGAGGATTCATTGAGCGGATACATCACTGTTTCCTAATGGTTCTGGGATTAAGGGGGCGTAGGCTGTTGATCTGCTCCCCCGATTATCCAAATAAATGTTTATTGCTATGTCCGCTCTTGGCACAAAGCGGACGGCCATTTTTCAAATGGTCGCCGCACCTAACGCCTCGCTTCACTCGTTGTTCAACCCTGCCCTCTTCAGAAGGAATTCTTTCAGTGGCAGCGTTTTAATGTAACCAGCTATCGTCCTCCCAGATCTGCTGCATGATTTCCATTACTCGTTTTTTGTCTTCATCTAGTTTTAACCCGCTCAGTTCAACGCCATTGGCACTGCCCTTGCGAATACGAATTGCTGTTTTGGGATACAGGGGGCTTAAATTACGGTAAAGCTCGGATTCAAGCGCTTCTAACAACGCCTGGCTAATTTTCTGCTCTTTATCGATCATTATTTCAATGCGCATAGATCCCTCCTAGCTGATAACGTCCATAGTGCGGCTGTATTCGTAGTTACGGATTTTCGCCATCAACTCGTCAGTCAGCTCCGAAACCCACTGGATAGCCAACCGCTTTTCTTCCTCGCTGCACTCGCTTGCCGCTACCAGTTTTATGAAAAAATCGATGCGCTGAAGTTTCAATGACTCTAAAAGATAATCCTGCATTTTCCCTCCCATTACGGCCACTTACAAAATATAACTGTATATATATCCACTGTTTATATATACAGTATAGTACCACTTTCCAAATGTAAAACGGTTTTTAAACCTCTATAAAAAAGGCCTGACATGAGTCAAAAACATGAAAATATTTCCGCGACGTCAGTAATACTGACGCCATTTGTCATCTTCGTGCAGACGCTCGTTCCGGTAAAAGATGCGCAATCCACCACCCGATGGAAGGCTTCCGCCACGTAAAAGCAGGTTTACTTCATACTCGCTGCCATCAAACCCCCGGGATTTCAGCTCATATTCAAGCTGCAGGCGCTGATGGTCTGAAATTGTCTGTTTGTATTCCTTTTTCCGCTTCGGTTTAACGAGCCTCAGCCTGGCGGCTAACTCCCGGCGTTCTTTCCGCCCCATGTTGTGCAGGTGCTCATGTAGTGTCTTTTCATCCATGGGCAGAATGTCGGGTACATCTCCCCCTGTTTGGTTCAAAATTTCAACAGGGGGACAGTTATTGCCACGAGTCCAAGGGGCGCAAGCGCCCTGGTCGGCTGGCGCCTCCTGAAGGTCAACGGCTTTACGAACCATTTTCCACTTCACGGCATGAGTGCAGATCCGGCCCTCAATAATCGGGGACCAGATGCCATAGATACGAACACCGTGATCGCCGTAGGCGCTCGGCTCGTCGTTCAGCTCATAGGCAGTTCTGACCAGGTGATGCTTGCGGGGAACCAGAACGCCGCCCTGCTTCATGATGTAGGTGGCAAAACAGCCAGCATCAGCTGCTGCCAGCACAGCATCCAGACGCGCGTTTTCCAGTACCGGCGCACCTGCCTTCTTATCACCCTGCGCCCTGACAGCCTGACCGGCCAGCAAACGCAGTTCGCGATACGCCTGGCGGCCAGGAATACCAAAGAAGCGGAATTGCTGAACACGGTGCAGCGAAGCCCAGGCGTTTACGTTTTCAGCGTTATCACGCAGTGATCTGCCCGTTTCTTTGCTGACTTCCTGCGCCAGTCCGCGCCCGTCGATATTCTTGCTGATGTATTTAGCGATGTAGCTTGTAGGCGTACCTTTGCGCGGGTTGATAAGCTCAGACTTGAAGCGCGGCCCGGTATTGGCGCCCAGCTCCTCTCGGTCTTCGCGAATGGCAAACTTACGCAGCATCGCAGTGATAGATTTGCGGTCTTTTTTGCGCATGAAGCACAGCAGATGCCAGTGCACGGTGCCGTCATGGTGTGGCTCAGCAACTCTGACGCCATACCAGCGCAGCCCGGCTTTGTGCATTGCCTTACGGAAGGCGGCGAATGTATTTACCAGGTAATCGCTGCTCTGTCGGACGGTAGCACTGGTCCATTTCGGGTTCGGTCTGCCGTTATTGAGCGTTGCGTGAAAGCGTGACGGGCAGGTGATGGTATAGAACACCGCACATTCACCACGCATTTCTGCAATCAGCTCCAGTCCCTTAACGCAGGCCATCATTTCGTTGCGCCGGTGCGCCGGGTTGCTGCTGCTGGCGTTCACCACTTCTTCCATGTCCAGCGTGTCACCCTCAGCGTTAACCAGTTCATGCGAGCGGAAAAACTCCAGTGACTTGCGGCGCTGTTCGCGTTTGTGGATCACGGCCTCATAGCTGACATACGGGGACGCCTTTTTGTTAACCAGGCAAACAGCGCGCAGTTGTTCTTCCCGCCATTCGCAACGCATCTGCCACAGTTTGCGATACCACCAGTCCGCGCAAAGCATACGGGCAAGCGAACCCGGAATAAGCTCGTAGGGGACTGGCTTACGGCGGTGCTTTTTACGGCGCAGCTTCTCGAAAGCAGGTGGGATAACATCAAGGCGCATAACCTCAGCGGCCACCCTTTCCCATGACCGGCGGATCTCTTCCGGCTTAACGTCTTCATCCATAAACAGCTCACCGCAGGCAGCATACAGACACATGCTAATGTGTGCCGCCACCAGGGTAGATAACCGCTTAACCTGCTCCTGGTTCATCTCCGGTAGTACCAGTAATCCCTCAAGCCCTTCATGGCTCGCCATAAAACGGAAGGAGGCAGAAATTTGGCTAGTACGCACGCGCTCCAGGCGCTCGAGGCAGGGTCTGATGGTTTCGCGCAGATAACGGGAATATGCTTTCTGTCGGCCCAGGCTATGAAAGAATTTAATCCTCTCCATGAGAGGCTTACTTATGTGCAGCGGCTGAGCGCTTACATCAGAGATGATGACCAGATCGGGATTGAAGTGTTGCTGCTCACGGGCCATTTTGGCGCGACTGATCAGCTTATCCTGTTCCATTTCACGCTGAACTGGATCACGAGATTCATTGAAGAAATAACGCTCCCAGACCTCATCACTCAAAGCCTCACGGCGCAGCTGTTCCTGCTCGTTATCCGCAGCGTAGAGAGTTATCAGGTTTGAAAGCGCAGACACCGGCGCAACTTCCGCCGGGTCCAGATAGGGGTTAATCGCCTCTTTGGGTTCATTCCAGGTAAAAGCAGCAGCGGAATCATCAGTGCCGCCGTGCTTTTTAATTACGTGATGACTCACGCGCGCACCTCATGCACGACAGAGTAATCATGGCCAGCAGCCAGATCAAAGCCAGCCCATGCTTTGGGTTTCAGTACAGCAATAAGTTCGCCTGCGGTTTTACCCTCGCCTGCAGCAACACCGATACTGCGTTTAACGCTGATACAGTGAAGGGTGAAATTTCGATAAAACGAACGAATCAGACGGGTGTCGCTATTGGACACGATGATCGGATGGCCTTCTGATGACCGGCGCACCAGAATAGAGGCCAAATCATATTGGTCATCATCAGAGAATCCGGCAGTGTGATAACAGCTAAAAGTACCGTCATAAGGCGGATCACAGTAAACAACATCGCCCGCCTGCAGCATTGCCAGCGTTTCGTCATAGCTGGCGCAGACGAACGTGGCACGCAGGGCCTTTTCCGCAAAGGTTAGAATTTCTGTGTGAGGGAAATATGGGCTTTTATAATTACCAAAGGGAACATTAAATTTCCCGCGTTGGTTATAACGACACAGACCGCGATAGCAATGACGATTTAAATACAGAAATAATGCTGCACGCTCCAGTGTGGTCAGCGTTGTATCTTCGTTAAAGCGTAAACGATTCTCATAGTACCGTTCGGCACTGTTGTCTTCACTGAATAAAACCCAGGCACACTGAATTAATTCTTCAGTATATTGGGCCGCTTTCTTATAGAGATTAATAAGGTCAGCGTTGATATCTGCAACAAGATAATGAGGATAGTCTGTCGCCATCATTACAGCGCAGGAACCCGCGAAAGGTTCAACCAGACGCGGGCCAGCAGGAAGGTGTTTTTTCAGTTCTGGCATGATGGCGGTTTTATTTCCCGCCCATTTCAGAATGGTGCTCATACAGCACCTCCATTGTAGTGCTTACCTTTCAGCTCTGCTATTTCCTGACAGGTGACGCAAGACTGAACACCGGGAATGGCACGGCGGCGAGCCGGCGGGATCGGCGCATCACAATCAATGCAGAGGACACGGGAAACGCCTGGCGTCTTATTCCGGGCATTCTGGATGTGGCGCTGCAGTTGTTCTTCCACGCGCTGCTGTACGAGGTCCATAGAATCGGCCATCAGTGGATCTCCTGTGCTTCGTTGGTGATGATCACCGCTTCAAGACGCAGCAGCTCTGCTGCCTCTTTGCCGTTCAGTTCACCTTTAGTGATAAAAGCTGCCAGCTTCTCCAGTCGAGCAGCCATAACATCTGCACGTCCGCGGCGTTCTTCCAGGCGAGCAGCTGCCAGCAACTGGTTAAGCCCGGCATCATCAACGCCAGTTTTTGTCTTACGGGTTTCAATATTTCGCATTTCACTTCTCCTGAATTTGGGCAAAAGAATGCCCGGCGGGTTCACGCCATTATTTTCTGTTAAGGTTTAATTCGGCATGGTTAGCCGCTTGGGAAATAAGCTCACCACTGCACGAAAATGATTCATTGCTTTAACCAGTTCCCGCTTTTCGTCAGTAGTCAGATCACTAATATTGACGCCATGACGTTCTGCCGGAATTTTTGCCATAAAGAATATGGCTGCTAGCGCTCGCTCATTTTGCTTATTATTGATATCGCGATGGTCACGCATATCCTTAATAAACCTTTCAAGCTCTGGCTCAATATTCAGACCAAACACATTTGCCCTCAACTCCGCTATACGATTCAACCCTTCCAGACGTTGACCCGGGCTTAATGGAACAGTCGCCGCAGCGCCTTCAATAGCCATGGTTTCCCCTGTTTGGTTGTGGTCAGCCCTGCCAGTAGTTCGTCCTGAGAGCGGGACGGGTGCCAGCGTTTGCCATCTTTCCCGATAATCCAGCCATGTCCGCAGTGCATTGCCGGGCTTTGTTTAACTAAAAGCGATGCAAATGAAGGTTCTTTAGTCAGCATGATCACCTCAGATAATGCCGAACGAAGCGCTAAGGCCTGTCACGGTGTCCATTGCGCTTGCCATCGCCGGGTTTGCCTGCAGGCGCGCTTGCATGGAAATTGCGGCCAACGCCATCAGGCGCGTAACTGAATTAATACTGGTGATAGCGTCACGGCGACCGGCAGTGGTTTTCACATCGCCAGTAACGGCACCGGCAGCAACGCGCCCTATCTCAGCAGTGGCGCTCATGACGTAGTGCGGCAACTTCTCTTTTGCCACTTCGTTCAATGGTACGCATGGCAGGCAGTGAATTTGTGCCAGGAAGCCGTCAACCAGGGTGGAGTCCTCAGTGAGATCGGTTAGCAGCCAGATTTCAGGCGGCGTGAGCTGATGCGGCTGGTCCGGGTTCAGCTTGTTACGCAGCGTCTGGACATTCATTCCCGCGCGTTCTGCCAGCTTCGCCATGTTGTGATGCAGTGCGAAAGCCCGGCAGGCCTCTTCAAAGTGTGGATGTTTGGAAATCTTATAATCAAACATGTGAGCCTCTTAGAAAGTTCCCATAATCGAACTTACTGACCAACAATGACTCGGAAGTTGGAATGGCCAAGGGACTCGCGAACTTGATCGGTTTTGTACATGAGATAACGTAAACAAACCCGACCTTTATTTTTATCTTTTTTAACCATGTACTTAGCGAGCTGCCCATGGTGAATTTTTTGATAGACGGAACCACGGGAAATTCCTTCCCATTCTGCGAACTCTGCAGGTGTAGCCATCTCTTTTGGTACACGAATTGAAATATCTGTGCTCATAGTGCAGTATCTCTTAGTTTGTGTTGGTTTCATCTCGTTTTATGTGGTTTGGTTTTGCTTTTCAAACCATGAGCGGATATTAGGATCACTTTTTATATGCGTCAAGGGGTTTGATTATGAGTTTAATCAAGGCAGGGAATGACAGTGGGGGTCGTGATGCGATCAACAGGCTTATAAAGGCTTACAACTTCAGCTCACGCCAACAACTTTGCGAGCACCTATCCGTATCAAAAAGCACTATGGCTAACAGATACTTAAGGGACAGCTTTCCTGCAGAATGGGTAATTCAATGCGCGCTTGAAACAGGAATTTCTCTTCTGTGGCTTGCCACCGGCCAAGGCGATATGTACGCGAATGAAAGTGAAGAAAAGAATCTCAAAAACGAAACACCGGTCACAGTCAGGCCACTTTCTAAAATCGTTGCTCCCAGTATCAAACATGTTGAGCTTAAAAATGGTGAACTACATTCGGGCGATGAAATTCTCCTTGATAGCAGACTGCTAGAGGGTGACTCATCCAATTCCCTATTCGTAAAAACAGCAACTGAAAGTTTCATTGTGGACACGTCCGTGAAGCAAATCAGCAATGGTTGTTGGCTAGTAGATATCGACGGTGTCAAAAGCTTCGTCAAGATTGCACGCATTCCAGGCAATAGGATTGTGGTTCACCAGGATGAATCCTCCTTTGAGTGCCCCGTGGATGCTATTGAGGCTATCGGCCGCGCTGTTAATGTAATTAAGAGCCTTTGATAGATGACCATCAGAAAGCAGCCCAACGGAAAATGGTTGTGTGAGTGCTACCCGAATGGGCGTGACGGCAAGCGAGTACGTAAGCAGTTTGCGACGAAAGGCGAGGCTGTAGCATTTGAAAACTTCACCATGGACGAAGTGAACAAAAAGCCGTGGCTGGGTGAAAAGGAAGATCGACGGCACTTGTCTGAACTTATTGAACAGTGGCACTCCCTCTACGGTCAAACCCTCGCAGACCCCAAACGCCTTATGGCGAAACTGAATATTATCTGCAATGGGCTAGGCGATCCGGTCGCCTCTGAAATAACCGCCGGGGAATTTACCAAATATCGAGAAGCGCGATTGAAAGGAGAGGTTCGTAACGAAGACGGCGCACTTATGTCACCTGTTAAGCCCCGCACGGTAAATCTTGAACAACGTAATTTATCATCTGTATTTGGCACACTGATAAAGCTGGGCCACTGGTCGGCACCGAATCCGCTAGCCGGACTACCAACATTCAAAATTGCAGAGGGAGAGCTGGCCTTCCTGGAGCCGGACGAAATTAAACGCTTGCTTGATGCCTGCGCCGATTCTCAAAGTCCCAGCCTGTTAATGATTGCAAAGGTATGTCTGGCCACCGGCGCGCGGTGGAGTGAAGCCGAAAACCTGCATGGCCATCAGTTATCTAAATACCGAATCACCTATACCAAAACCAAAGGCAAGAAAAACCGAACCGTACCGATATCCCAAAAGCTGTATGACGAACTTCCTAAAAACAGAGGGAAGCTATTCACGCCATGCAGAAAAGCTTTCGAGCGAGCAGTAAAACGAGCCGGTATCGAACTGCCGGAGGGCCAGTGCACTCATGTACTGCGCCATACATTCGCCAGTCACTTTATGATGAACGGCGGAAATATACTGGTACTGCGTGATATTCTGGGCCATGCCGACATAAAAATGACAATGATATATGCTCATTTTGCGCCAGATCATTTAGAGGATGCGGTGACAAAGAATCCATTGGCTATGCTGGAAAATTCATAATGGAAAAAAACATATATACCCTTATTTACTTATCTTTATTATCATTTTTTATATTCATATTTATAAAACATCGACTTTACGAACTTGATCATAAAAGCCTTTTTCAACAACCATTATTTTGGGCGGCAATAGCACTTCCTTTATTCACATGCTTATACTTTGGTTCATTCGTTTGGATAGATAAAATAAAATCTTTTAGTCTTACAAGCCACGGCTATGAGAGATTTCTTGTTATATCAAAATTACCATTGTTGATTCTTGCATCTGCAGTACCTTTAGTTTCAATAGTAAATAATCTACATAGAACTAAACAAACGGAAAAACAAATTTCAGAAGCTGAAAGAAAAAATAGAGTCGACCTTTACTATAACCATCTTAAGTTTCACTTAGATTTGTTTAAAAAAATCGAAGGAAAAAGAATAACCAGTTACTATCCATGCTTGGATGCTCAGGCACAAGCCATTTATCAACACTATATAAAGCATCCACAACAGCTTTACAGGAAAGCATACCCTAAATCTTCATCTGATGATTCACAACAGTTAGAAATTGATGACACATTTATTTTAGAACTCCACAAGCTTTGGGTTGAAATCAATGCAAGATTAAAACAATTATCGGAGAGTGATGTACAAATTGACCCAACTAGCGAACTTTGCGCATCAAAAATGAGAATGTTCTTTGGCATAATTCGCGCTTATGAAAAAACTTGCAAACACCTTTGCTTGGGTGGATTCCATGATAAAAAGTCATTCATTATAGATGATACTTATGACAACTATCAGATTTTCTCTCCATTTTATGACTTCGGTACTATGTACGAATCTCTTCAATCCCTTGAAGAGATCACTTACGCTTTCTTAGATACGTGCAGAAACGCAAATGTAAACTTATACTTTCCTTTGGAAGACAAAATTTTAATTTATGGCGAAGGCATTCTGCAAAACTGGTTTATGTACTCAAGATTCCTAATTTCCACTGCTTATCAACCTGCCAAGATTTCACGCTTGCCGCAGATTGGCCTTATGTAGTTGGCGGCATTTTGGCGGCAGAGCGTTAAAAACGCGTAAAACGGAAAGACACTCCATAACACTAAAGCACTGTTTTTAAACATAAATCATTGTTTTTAATATAGTAAAAATGGTATGTAGAAATTTCGGACGCGGGTTCAACTCCCGCCAGCACCAAAATTCTCCATCGGTGATTACCAGAGTCATCCGATGAAGTCCTGAAAGCCCGCACGGCGCAAGCCCTGCGGGCTTTTTTGTATCTACCTTTGCCCGTGAGCATTCCGTTAAATCCAGAGAAAATTGGTACACGTTATACTTTGATCCATTAAAAGTGTACCAATTATGGAAGGAATACCGGCATGCCGCGTATCTTACGTCCCCTCATTAATAACAAGATTCTTGAAGCTAAGCCTCGCGAAAAAGACTTTACTCTGCATGTTGATGACAGCTTATTTCTGCTCGTAAAACATTAG